TCATCCGGCGGAAAAGTTGAATCGACCAAACCGGCGAGGCCGCAGCGCAAGCTCGGGAGCCGACGTAATGGGCACGTAGTAATAGGCTTGCAGGGCCGTCATGGCGCGCTGGATCGCCAACTGGTCATCCGGGCTCAGGGATACGCCGTAGGTCCCGGCAAGCTCGCGCTGCAGCATCAGGCCGACATTGCGCAACTGCCCGTCCGGCACGTTCACGACGGTATCGAGCGAGGCGAGATCGGTGTGAGCGTAGCGGATGCCCTCGCTCTCAAAGCCCGCCAGAAGGTCGTTCAGTTTCCGCAGGCCGTAATTGCCCTGCGTGTCGGTCATGGCCTCCTGGTCGGCCACGATGCCCAAGTCCTGCATGGCGTAGGTAATCACGTCGCGTGCGGTTCGGCTGCTCATGATCCGCTCCTGATGCCCTGTCGGACGTGAAGGCGGCCCGTCACCACCACGAGGCCGGATGACGTGACCGCCTGGTGCAGGAAGTCGCCCTCTAGCTGGTATGTGTCGTCATAGGTCAGGGCGACGGAGAACGAGCCCGCTGCGGCTGAAACGATGGTGGTGGTCTTGGTCAGCGTCGGCGTCTCGCGCGCCGGATCCCACGGCGGTTGACCAACGCGCCACTGTACCGTCAAGCCAGACAGGCTCTGTACCGCGTTGTCAGGGTCGCGGGCGTACATGGGGAGCGTGCGCGTCTCGCCCGCCACAATGTCGAAGTTCTGGACGTTAGGCATGCCTTATTGGTCCTCTAGCAGTAACGCCGCGATGTCTTTCACGTCGGCTCTCGCCAGACCGGACAGCTTCGACAGGTGCTTGGCGTGCGCCGGATCGGTCAGCACTTCGTCGCCCAGCATGTAGCGCCCGTCCGTGAGCGCGACCGGCTCGATGGCCGCCGTGGGCGTGGACATGCCGCGCACGGCGTCGGCCTCTGCGGCGGTGAGGATGATCAGGCGGCTCATACCTGCGCCCCTACAGAGGTCGCCCACGCCTGCACTGCGTTATAGCGCGCAAGACGCTGCGCCTGACTGAGCGCGGCACCGCAGGCAGCAAAGCCAGCAGCCGCAGCACGGAAACCCGTCGCCGCGCCCGAATTGTTATACGCACCGGTATAGAAAGAATAAATTGAAAGCGAGGCACCGAGAGCGGACGGGTTAACAGCGCGGGTCATGTTGACTCCATTCCTTGCGCCGTAAACATCCGTCACAGCCGCGCCGTCTCGCCCGGTCTGTGTCAAACCTTGGCTGTTCGCTGAAGGCAGCGTAAACGTCCCGTTCGTGCTGCCCGCGCCCAAATAGGCGCTATTGGTCCCGCGAGGGTTTACACGAATCGACCGATTACTTGTGGAGGTTGTCCCGAACGACGAAACATTGGAACTGCCGTTGACGTTCGTGCGTTCGTAAATCTCCGCGTGTATCGACGTTGCGGCCATCGCCACGGCATGAGTTGCCGGGACAAAGCCCGTGTCTAGGTAATTTGTAGTTCCATTGAATAAATATCCACGATCCACCGTGAAGGTCGGCGAATTGGTCGCCACGGCAAGGCGAAGTTGTTTTAGCGACGTAAGCGCCTGAATTGCGCTCTCAGCCCAGAGGCCCCAATAATCATCCGTTAGCGCCCATGCGCCAGACGCCTTCTCAGCCGAAACAAACACGCTGACAATCGCAAGTCTCCCCGCGCTGACGGTGCCCCCGTTCGTGACGACAGCATCACGCCACAGAAGAACGTCGTCATCCAGAGAGTTGCCCGCACTAGACGCGGTCGCCGACGTCATCAGGATGTCCCCAAAGCGCATCAGGTGAAGCTCCCCACGCCAACCGCAGCCATGCTTGCGCCGGTTGTGACCTTCGACGCCCCGGAAACGCTGAAGCAGCCAATCGGCACGATGATGGGGCGCAGGTCCGCGAGCGTGCCCGTCGTGAAGGTGTAAATGACCGTCGCGTTATCGAGGACCGTGGTTGTACCCGCAACCGTCGCTGCTGGTTGAAGGATGATGTGGCTGAGATAATCGGCCGCCGCGCCGGTCGCGCCTAGAACTTGCGCCGTCTGCCCGGCTGCTACCGTCTCGTATTGAAAACCAGCCGGGACAACAGACAGGCTGGCGCTAGGTGCCTTCGCCCCTGTGCCTGTGCTGGATGTGATGACAATTCGGCCCGCCGCATCGGTCAGAATCTGGGCGGGGCCTTCGGCGTTGGTCGGTGCCGTTGCTCGATACGTTCCGACAATTTCAACGGGATTGGGCATTAGATATTTTCTCCGTGTGATCTGACAATCTTCAGCCCGCGCTGATTGAGGGCCACCAGAAGCTCTACAGCGGTCGGCGTGTAGAGAGGCCGCGTCGGCGCTAGCAGCGTGTCCATCGCCTCTTTGATGGCGTGAAGGCGCTCCTCGGCCTCCTGCCGGTCCCGCATTGTGTCTGTCGTCATGCGGCCTCCTTGCGCGGCCTTCCGGGGCGACGCTTCTCGGCAAGGTCTGCCATCGTCTCAGCGCCCATTTCCCGCGCGACGGTCACAAAGTCCGGCGTGTCGCTCCAGCCTTCCGGCACATCATCGGCGCACAGGAATACCCGGCTCTCGCCGTTCGGCCCGTAGCGATAGGACGGCCAAGCCTGATGGACATATGCTGCCGCCGGTCCAGGCGCCTTGATGGCCTCCCGGCGCCGCACCGTGTCCATCGCGTTGTATATCGCGGCGACAATCGCCTGCGGGCTCATGCGCGCCCGGTTGATCCGCTCATACGTGGCGATGCCCGCCTCTGTCATGGCGTTGCTAACTGTCATGCGGCGATCCTCATGTAATGGCGAGCGGCCCTGTACGCGCTTAGGTACACGGCGTCCGGCTCACGCTCTGGCAAAGCCTTTGCAATTTCGATGGCTCCAGGGCGACCAAGCCTGTCGCGCGCTTCCCATCCGTCGAGGATGGCGCGGAGGCGGCCCGGAGGAAGGGTGATCCCAAGGTCGCGCCGGATTTGCTCGGCACGAAGGACACGCTCACCGCGCGTCGCGACGTAGAAGTCCCACCAGAAGCCCATGTCGCGGAGGCGCGGGTTGAACCGGCCCGGCTTGCTGGCAATGGTGATCGGCAGAATGGGCAGATACTCGCCCGTCACGAAAGACCACGTCTCAGCGTATGCCGTATCCGCAAACCAGAACGGGAAACGGTCATCGATCATCTTGCCGCCGATGAGGTCGATCCATTCCCGCGAGCCGCCCAGCACCGTGGGCTGTCCGGGGTTGGCGGTATCGTGGAGCGCAAAGGCCAGAAGCTCGCGCGGGAACCGGCCTTCGGTCGCCAGCATGGCGAGGCACTCGTCCCAAAGTGGCGTAGCAATGAAACCGTCGTCGGCTAGGGCAATGACCAAATCGGCGTCCACAACCGGAATACAGCGGTTCCACACCTCTGCCACGCCAGCGGGTCGCGGGCCGGCAATAATGCGAGTCCCTGGATAGCCCCGGAAATACTGGACCGTGGCCGCGTCGTCGGCGTCGCATGACACGGTGACGGACACGTCGTGATTGTTGCTCGCCAAGGCGCGCGCTGTCTCAACCACCGCCGCCGCACGGCGTGGGTTGCCTCGCGTGCCGATGATGAGGCCGATCTTCACGCGGCCTCCTTCAACTGCGAGCGCATAAAGGAGCCCCAATTGCCACTATAGACGCGGCCATCGCTGGCGACGTGCCGGAAGTCCATTTCCGCGAAGGCCATGATGGGAATGCCCGCTTCACGGACAAGACGGCAAAACTCCACGTCCTCACCCCAGAACACATTCCCACGCACCGCCGTCTGGAAGTACGCGCCGACCTGCCCATCAGGGCTGGTGAACTCGGGCACCGTGAGCGCCTCGAAAACCGCGCGGTTGATCCGGAGGAAGCCGGTCGGCACGACGCCGCACTCTATTAGCCCGTCGCTATCGGCCCAAATCTGCTCATGGGCGACCATCACAGGCCATTCAGGCGGGATCACCTTCTTGGGATAGATACCCGCCACAACGGGCCGTGTGGCCTCGCACAAGCGCACAAGGCTCTCGGGATCGAAGCCAACGTCGGCGTCGATGAAGATGAAGTCCGTGGCCGTTCCCCGGAGGAAATTGCCCGTCAAAATGTTGCGCGCGAGGTCCACATAACAGCAGCCGCGAAGCACATCGACGGCCTCGACTTTGATGCCCTTGGCGTCAAGCGCGAGAATGCCAGCGGCAACGGACCGCTGGCTTTCATCGGTGAAGGCGTCATAAGCCGGCACGGCGATACGCACGCTCCGTGCCGGCTTTACGCGCATGTTAGGCCGAGCCCTTGAGGAGCCCCAGCGAAACGAGCGCGGAACGAAGCTCGTTCGCCAGCGCGCCGACCTGCGTGGTCGTGGCGCCAGTGGTCACAGCCGCCTGCGTCGTGGACGACGGCTGAACAACCGTCGTCACGCCGTAGAAGCTGATCTTGTCCGAAGTGGACTGGCCGAACGTCGTGCCATCGGTACGAGCGTCGGTGATTTCACGAACTGCCATGATGATTCTCCTATGGCTCTAGGTTCAGGTCGTGCCCGAGAGGCGGGTGGCGAGGTCGGGGTAGATCGCCTTGACGCCGTACAGCACATCAAGCCTGATCTTGTCCTCGTCCATTTCGCCGTCGTAGTACTTGATGACGCGCATGCTAAAGCCGTTCTGGGATTCCCTGGCTTTGAACACGGCGCCATCAGGCATTTCGAGATCGGCCATCACGAGGGCGAAGGCGTTCTTGTGGAACACCAGATTCTGCGCGTACTGCGCGGAGCCGGTGCCCACCATCGTGATCGCGGCGCCGTCGGCCGGGACGCTATCGACGGTCTGGTACGGGCCGCTGGTGATGATCGCCGGAGCAATCGTCAGCGTGCAATCCGTGCCGGTCGCGGTGATGTCGTTCTGAATGACGAACTGCTGCAGGACGCCCGTGCTCTGCTTTGATACCGGGTTGACCGCATACACGTCAGCGATGGTGAACACGTCGCCGGCCTTGAAGGTCGTCGAAGCCGTCCAGTCATCGGTGATGAGCGTCTGCGTGTTCGTGTCCTTGCTCGCGGCATAGGTCACGTTCTGGTTCGCGCCGTTGATGAGGCCGCCGCCAGCCGCCGCGCCGTTCGTATGCGTGCGGATATTCTGGTCCATCGCCGTCATGACGCCGCCGATCTCGCCCAGATCGCCACGGCGATAGGCGCCGCGTGCAACGTCCTGCATAAACAGGCCAGTTTGCGAGCCGATGAGGCCCCAGGAGTCGGCCGGAGACAGGACAGCATAGCGCATGTCCTGCGGCACCGCGCCTTCATCGAGGCGACGGGGCGCCTTGGCGAAGTCCGCGAACGAGTCAACCGGAGAGGCCGGCGTGCCGACCCAATTCCACACGCGATTGTAGAGGCCCGTCAGGTCGTAATCGATCTGATTGGCGAGCGCGATGGCGGCCGGCTTGATGTACCGCTCGTTGTACTCCTCAATGGACAGGGTCAGATCCTGCGTCGAGAAAGACCACGAGACATGCTTGCGCTTGTCCATCGAGAGCGTGAACTTGCCCTCGGTCACGTCCTGGTTGATGGCAACGGCGCCATCCTGAGCCGTGAACTTGACCGGACGGCGGACGCTGATCGAGTCGCCGACCTTCACAAATTCGCGGGAGTAGTCGCGATAGACCTTCTTGCCCATCACGAGATTGTTTTCCAACTGAGCCAGCCCCACTTTCGCAATAATGCTCGGGGTGATGATCGTATTTGCCATGATGACCTAACCTTGGGTTAGGCCCCTCGAACTCTCGCCAACGCTTCCGTCTAGCGCCTCTGGTCCAACTCACGTACCCACTTAAGCACGTCGTTATGACCCATGCGCTCGATCGATTGCGGTGCTGCCGCGCCTCCGGACACTGTTGCCGGCGGCGGCGGGGCCGATGAAGTTTTCGGCTTGGGCTTCGACGCGAAACGCATCTCAACCTTTGCCAGTTCTCTGCCAACCGCGACCGCACCTAGGCGTGAAAGCCTGAAAGCCTCGTTCTCATTGTCCGCCAGATACTTGACCAGCGCCGCCTTGTGGTCGGCATTGAGAAGGTAGTCCGCAACCGCCGGAGTCATCGGGAAATCATCGGAGCGCACCATGTCCAGCGCGTCGTCAAACCCCTGAATCGCCTTGCCTTGAGCCTTTGCTTCGCGCTCAAAGACCTTGACGGCCTCGATCCTGGCCCTCTCCTGATCCGCGACACTGGCCTGCTTCTGGAGGTTGCCGAGCGTGGATTGAATCCGCTGCTCCGCTTTCCATTCGGCCTTTGCCGCGACGAAATCCTCGTATCTGGTAAACTGCTCTGAACGGGGCTCGTCGCCCTGCTCGGCTGCCGGCGCGGGCTGCTGGGTCTGGCCTAGGGCCTTGGACAGCATCTCGCGCAGTTGCTCTGCTTCGCGCTTCGCCTCATGCTTTTCGCGGGTTAGCTCGGAAATTCTCTTCTGGAAGCCGCCGCCCGGTTTCCTCGGCTGGGGCGCTTCGCCCTCGGCCTCTGTTGGCTGCTCTTCCGCGGCTTCATCAGCCGGGGCGGTGGTCGCTTCCGCCGTATCCTCGACCGGAGCAGGCGCTTCCTGTGCAGGAACGGCGCCCGAAGTCTTTGCATCTTCCGCCACTATAGCGGCTAAGTCAATATCGCTCACGAATCCACCTCGTAGTTAAGCGGGCGCAACGGCGTCGCCAATCTCGATCACCGGGGGAAGCCCGGCCGTGTCGTCGTCGATCTCCACAACCGGCGGCAGGTCGGACGGCGGCATCCCGCCCATTTCTGTCGGCATTCCGCCCATTTCCGGACCGCCTTCCATCGGGGGCGCCCCACCTTCAGGCGGCATCGGCGGTTGCTCTCCAGGCTCGCCCTGCTGCGTGAGCATCTGCAATTGCGGCATGATCTGCTGAAGCTGCCCAAGCATCCCCTGCATCGAGAGCATCATCTGGCCGGTTTCGAGCCGAATCTGTTCCGTCTCCGCGATGATCTTGTCCGTCGCCGCCGCGTCCTTCATGGCCTTTGCCGCCTCGACGGGGTCCGGCTTCTGCTCGGCCTCAATCTTCTGGCCGTCCTTGTCGATGCCCATTGCCTCGCGGAGGCGACCAGCCAGCTTGTCGGCGCCCGGCAAGTCCATATTCTCCACGATGATGTCGCCGCCAATGTCCGCGATCATCGGGAACGAGCGGACAAGCTCTGTCATGAAGGCCGTGGCCTCCTGGCGCTTCGTGGCGTAGCTCGGGCCGGTGGCGACGGTCACGTCGTACTCGCCCGCGCTGAGGTCGTTTAGAACGATCTCCATGCCGCTCTCGTCCATGTCGGGCTTGTTGATCTCGACCATCTTTGTCGAGCCGTCCTCGCCCAGCGTGCGGACGATGCGGGTCGAGTCGTAAATCTTGGGGATCAGATCGACCAAGATTTTGCCGCAATATTGCACGGCGATTGAAAGGTTATCGATGTACAGGTAAGTGCCGGTATCGCCTTCCTGCTGGCGCGCAAGGATCGCCCGGCCGCTGGTTTCATTCGAGGGAGCGCCCAGCCCGGCCTTGTAGATGCCAGCCACGCCTTCTAGGTCGGACACGGCAAGCTGCGACTGCACGTCGAGGCCCTGCGATGCGATGGGCGGTTCCGACCGCTTGGGCGCGCCATTGGCAAGCGGGTCGCCCTTGTAGAACAAAGCGGCGTCGTTGCGGATGCCAGCCTGCGCCCACTGGTTCTCGTACCCGCTGGCCTGATTGGCCGTCATGATGTACGGCGCCTTAGGCTGCATCGCCACGGCCTCAACCGCCGCCGTCCGCGTGTAGTTGTAGACGCGCTGCGGGTCCCTCATGTCGTGGATCATGCCCTTGCGGGTCGCGCGGCCATCGGCCCAAATCTCTTCGCCGGTCACGACGCAGATGGGAATGTACCGCCCGGCCCAATCGGTCGGCCCCTGCAAGATGCCGCCGCCGCTCATCAGGCAGGACTTGACCTGCTGGACCACCACCTCGCGCTGCTGCGTTACCGGCGATTCGGGCGGCGTGTCGTCATCGTCGTAGGAGACGGCGCCGTCCTCGTGGAGGCGCAGCATCTTCTTGACCGGCTCGCGATACCAATACTCCGCGATCTTGACCGTATCGAGCGTGCGCCAGCTAAACGACTGGTCCGCCACGTTGGTCGGCAGGCTCTCGCACGGCACGTCGGGATAAAGCTTCTGGTACTGCTCCTTCACCATGTCCTCAAACACGAAGCCGTACCTCATGTCCGACTTGTCCGGCTCTTGCGCGAGCGGGTCGATCAGAATCTGGAACGGGTCATTGATCCGCTTGATCCTGATGTCCTGGTCAAAGCTGTCGTCTCCGCTGTATTGCGTGACGATGCGCCAGCCGCCGATGCCGGCCTGTGCCGCGTTTTCCGCCGCCTTCGTGTACGCAGCTCGGGCGACCGACTGCTGCTCAATGTGCCGGATCAGGCCGTTGAAGATTTCCGCAGCCTCCACCGTCGCGCCGTCCTTGGCGGGTAGAACCTTCACGCTGGGCGGGTTCTGCCGCACCTCGCCGGTCAACTGCCGCACAAACCCAGGGCAGCGGTTCATGGTCAACGCTGGCCTGTTGGCGCTCTTGCGGTCGCTCAGGGCCTGCGAATCCCATTGCGCCTCGCCGCCGATATAGAACCGCTGGCAGTCCCTGCCCGAGCTGACGTTATCAAACTCCTGTTTCCACGCCTCGTCGGCATGGGCAAGGGCGCGAGACAGCAGGTCCGCCTTTGTGTCGCCTTGCGACGAGGGGCCGCCGCGTGTCGGTGTCGTGTCAGCCATTGGAGCAGCCTCGCGCAATTTTTGGAAACCCGCTCCCGCGAGCGTCGGACATAATGTTGCTCATGCTAAGCGGCCATCCAACCGCCCGTAACGCGGGGCAGTTTTGCCTTAGCCTTGACCTCGGGCTCTTCGTACACGACGCAGCCAAGCCCGAAGGCGTCGGCGCCGTGTGAAGCCCAATCGTGGTTGGGGCCGAGGCCGATCTGGCGCTTCTCGTCCCGCTTTTCGTGATACCAGCCGAGCGCATCCAAGCCGGGCTGCGTTGTCGGCGCGTTAAACCACATGGACGGGAAGAGACGCCGGGCAGCCTCAATACGGGCCGCCGCCGCGCCTTTGCCCTGGTTGGGAACGACCGTGACCGTGTAACCCGCCTCACGCAGCGCGGAGGCGTATGACACGTCGTAAACCTTGTCGTTCGTGTCGCCGTCGTGAGGCAGCCAGAATTGCGCGCGCTGGGGCGTGTAGCCCTTGCCTCGCGCCCATTCCAGATGCGCGGCCAGCGGCTGCCCTACGGCCTCGTAGTAGTCCAGCCAGCGAATTTCCCGGCCTACGAACTGCGCAACCCAGATCGTAAAGGCGTCTGCCCGCGCGCCAGTGCCGCCGATGTCGCAGAACATGCGAAGCGTCATCAACGGGTCGGGAGCGACGTTGCCGATCCGGCCTTGAGCCCGCGCCGCTGTCAGGCTCTTTGCGTAGTAGGCGCCCTCGATGACTGAGACGTAATCGCCCTCCCAAATGTGGGAATACTGGTCGGGCCTCTCCTGCAGGTCGCGTTGCCGAGCGCGTTCCAGCATGGCCGGAAACTTGGGATTATCGCGCCAGTTCAACTCAACCACGCGGATTAGGTTATCGTTGGCGTGACGGAACCGGCTTTCAACCGCCGCGCTCTTGCGCTTTGGGTTCCACGTCACCCAGAGCTCGGCATTCCAGTCCTCGCCTTCCTCACGCAAAGTCGGGATAAGCGTGCTCCAAGCTTCCGCCGTGACTGGCTCGGCTTCGTCAACCCAGCACAGGAGAATGCGGCCCTTGGATTTAACGCTCTCAATGTTGCGATCCAGGCCGGCGAAGGCATATTCAATCTTGCCGTCGCGGCTTTTTATGTATTTCTCCCCTATGTCGTAATAGGCGGCCAGAAAGGGCTCTTCCTCAATTGCTCGCTTGATCTCCTCAAGGGAGGAATCCGCTAGCGAGTTCATATACTGACGGCCGCACAAAATGAATCCGGCCTGCCCAGCCGCGCCAAACATGAAGCCTTTAACCGCCGTCATTTTGGCAAAGGAACGGGTCTTTCCAGAGCCTCGCCCACCATAGGCGCCTCGCACGTCGGCCCGGCCGATGAATATGCTTTTCAGTTTTGGGGGGAGCGCGATCTGGACGGCGGTCATCGCAGGTCCACCAACTCGACGCGGTGAATGTGGGCAATCGGTCCTGTGCCCCCTTCGCCCGTCTGCGGCTGGGGCGCCTTGCCGTGTCCGCGCTCGAATATCTCCTTGATGGCAGCCACACGCGCCGCGTCGCTGTCACTGGTCCGCATGACAACGGCCAGCCGTTCCATAGCTTCAGACGTGTAGGTCTGGGCAAGCGCCTTGATGTCGGCGGTTGCCTTGTTCAGCGAGCCCTTTTTCCGGCCGCCGCGTCGCTCGCCGGGCTTTGAGCCGCGAGCCATTGCTATTCTTTGCTATTCTGGACGGCCGAAGCCATGTGCTGATGCTCGGTTGTGGAGCGGTCAGCCTAACCAGTTATTGAGTTGTGATTTAGAAAGTCAAGCGTAAACTAGTCTTGCACTCTTGCGGCAAGACTAAACTGGCAAGAGTGCAAGGATGCGAGAGCGTTCAGCCGCTTGCTCCCATTCGTTCGGGACGATCTCATACCCGTCATAGCCAGAATAGAGCCCTGCCCCATATGTGATTGGGCTACTCACGGCGCGCGCCAATCGAATAAACCGGCGCCTTCTCCCAATCTTTAGGCCTGCGGTGTAGCCAAGGCACAGCCGGCGGCGCGTGACCGTCTCGCGGGCGAAGCCTAGATGGTTGGCAATCTCGCCGTCTGAATATCCGGCTCCAGCCATACGGCGGAGCGTGGCGGTGTCGTCTGCGGTCCAAGGTCTGCCGTTCATGTGCGCCTCCCGTAGCTCCAATTAGGATCGACAAGGATTTCCGGCTGCGGCACGTCGATCACCTCGCCTGTTGCGTCCATGACGACGACCCACATACGGTGGCCGTCAATGCCGCACTCCTTCCAGGCGTAGCACCAGCCGCGCCGGGACTCGTCTCTAACGCCGGGCGGAAGTTCTTCACTGTTCACGGTCACAGGGATTGGCGGGTTAAGCTGGAGCATGGATGCGCTTTCCGACGCGATGGACGCGTCCACGGTGGATTTCGCCTCTGTAGAAAAAGAATTCCCAGCGCCACTCGCCGGGATATTCCCTCATCGGCGCCCATTGAGCGGGCTGCCAGTCCTCATCGGATAGGCGTTTGACCCAATACCAGCCTGCGGGTCTGGCGCTCATGCCTTGCCCTCCTCTGCCTCTGTCTGTGAGAGGGCGACGCGGGCACGGAGAGCGATGCACAATGAGCCGAGCGGTATCTTCGCTGCCGGGCACCATTTTGTTTTGGCTTCTTCCTCAGTCATCATGCGTTCCCCATAAAGGCTTTGCGGGTGGTCATTGCGGCTGCTCCGCAAGGTGATGCTCCAGGCAGCGGACGAGCCTGCGACGGCCATCCATGCGCTTCTCACAAATTTCCTTGAGTTCCGGCCACGAGGGCGTGAACTTCGCATCAGCGCCGCCGTCCACCCAGTATTCGCAGGCAAACCGGACAACATCGATGGGATAGGCGCTCAAGTCCTGCACCATGGTTTCAGCCATCAAGCGGGCCTCGCCGTCGCCGTGAGCGCGTGACTTCGTGCGCACCATCAGCTTGGCGACTTCGTGGGCAATTTCAGCCCGCTTGCCGCCCCGGCACATGCCACGCAATAGCGCCAGATCCTGCAGCAGGTCGGCGCGCTTCCACCCCTTGCGCAGTCCGAACGGACCCAGCTTTGTGCCGGTGAATTGCCCATCACCGCCCCAAACGCTGCTAGTCGTCGGCGCGACGTGCGATGTCAGCGAGCTGCTGATAGAACGCATCGTTGCCTCGGGTAGATTGAAGCCGCCCAACTGATCCTTTACCCATCGGCCGAGCGGTCTCTCGGCGGCACCAGACTCTCCAAGTGCGAGCCCAGTCTGTTCGCTTTGTGCCCGCGCCTTTTCCGGTCCAATAGTCGATGAATGCCTCGGCGGTTGCGTCCGCATCAAGTCCGAGATCGGAGGCAAACTCTCGGCAATCCTGCGAGGGCTGCCAGTCCGCTGGGAGTCGGTGTGGTTTTGCATTGGCGTCGCCCCTGACGGTTAGTTGACGGTTCTTTGATGGTTCATTGACGGTTCGGGTCCCACCGTGGGAGGGGTCCCCTACCAATTTGGGAGGGGTGGGGTCCCACCGTGGGAGGGGTGGCGTCTTCGTTGGGAGGGGTGCCGATTTGGTAGGGGTGTCAATTTGGGAGGGGTCAAAGTCTGCATTGAGCCGGTACATGTCGCTTTGACCTGGCCGCGTTTCCCGGCTGATGATCCCCATCGCTTCGACCCTTTGCAGGGCACGGCGCGCGGTGTTCTCGCTACACCCTACGAACAGGGCGATGCGGGCCAGCGACGGCCAGCACTTCAAATCCTCGTCCGCATGGTCCGCCAGCGCGTGCAGGACGCCCTTGGCGGCCATGTCCTGCAGCGGCAAGGCGAAGGACCAAGAAAGAGCGCGGACACTCATACTCTGGCCTCCAGTGCAGCTTCCAAGGTCGTGTAGAGCGCCTGCTCCCGGCTCATCCCCCGGTTGATGAGCTTGGCGACGATCTTCCGCTTACCCCTGCCCTTCGGCCGGCCGATCTTCTTGGGCGGCCAGCCTTCGCGCTGGGCAAGCTTCCGGACAGTGTCGCGCGTGGTGTGGTGCCGGATGGCAACCTGCCACGTCTGCAGGTGCGGATTGATGTAGTCGCGGCGCATGGCGCACAGGCGCTCGTAGGTCCATGTGGGGCGCGGACGGACCTTATCGCGCCACTCCAGCGGCAGGTACTCGATGGTCCTCTTGTACGGCGTCCCAGCGATCTTGCAGCAGTCCGTCAGCGGGACGCCGATCAATCGGAGGCCGTACACGGCGGCGAGTTGTCCGTTCGTGATTCTCATCGACTATTCTCTGCAACCGGATGGGAGGGGGATACCAGCGCAAAGATTGCGGTTTGCCGCTTATCCCAAGCGTGGCGAGGATGCCTTCCTATTCGCCCGCCATAGACCCTGCGCCGTTCTTCAGGTGTTCGGGTCATGGCTACGCCGCCCTCTCCTGCTCTGATGGTCGCGTGCCAGCGACATAGCCGTGCAGGGGGACGCCAGCGCGCTCCAGGCACCGCTGCACTTCCTCCAGCGAACGGCACTCGACGTACCGCGCGTTTGCCGCCCACAGGGCCTCGCAGGTCGCGGCCTGTGCATCCGACAGTCGGCCCTTCTTCGCCTTCAACTCGATGCCGACGACAAGCGTGTTGAGGCCCAGCGGGTGCATGACCAGCACGTCGGGGAAACCCGCCTTGACGCCGCGCGCCTTGCGGAGCCCGGCCGATGCCGCCGTCATCTTCCCTGCGCCCGCGTCAACGCTGGTCCAGTACGTCGGCGCGCGAAGGGCGTGCTTCAGGTACTTCGCCAGGGCGATCTGCAAAGCCTGCTCGGGTCGCTTGCGCGCCATCTATCGCCCCTTCGCGGCGGCAATGAGGGCAGCCTTGACCGCCTCTCTCAGGGCGGCGTCTGCCTTCTGGCGGAAGCCGGGTCCCGCCTTGCGCTTCCATCTACGCATCTTCCGCACCTCTGCCTCGGCTTCGCGGATGGTCATGCTGCACCCCTCCGCAGGAATGCGGGCTGGTCTGGCATGTCGTCGTCGGAATAATTGCCAACCTCTACCCCGCCATTTCGCGAGGCTGGCGCGGTAGTTGGCGCGGCAACGCCAACTGCCTGCGGTGCCGTGGGCAAGGACAAACCCTGCGGGGCCGCAATCTCTGTCTCAGATTTTTTATTTAGTGAGACGGACCGCGCGACCGTGGCATGGTCGATCCCGGTTTCCGTCTCAATCTCGCGCGAGGTCGCGCCAGACTTCGCCATCGCAACCGCGCGGCGCATGGAAGGGCTCAGCGCGTCCTCGTACAAGTCTAGTATCATGTCCTCTTCGCTCCGCTTGTCCGGGTCCATGCGCTTGCGCGTGATGGCCTTCCGGAGGACCTTCGGGACATAGCCGGCGCTCTTGGCTTCCGTGTAGATGTCGCGAATATCCGACTGGATGCCGTCGCGCTCGTCCATCAGGCGTTCGATGCGGTCGGCTAATGACTTCAGGCGGTTATCGCCTGTGTTGTGTCCGATGGTCATGGCGTCGTCCCCGCTTGTGTCAAAGCCTCGTCCACGCGGGCGCTGGCTTCCGTTCTGGCGTCGAAGCCAAGATGCTCGGCACGCTCGAACAGTTGCTTGCGCGTGAACCAGCGCTTGCCGGCGGGTGTGCCTGGAGCGGCCTTCTCGGCTTCCAAGAGGCGAACCGCCTCAGCGCGAAGAATGTCGGCGGGGCGGTTCATGAGCGCGGCTCCCTATCGAACAGGGGAAGCGGGGAACGGACATTCCGTCTCAACAGCCGGTTCGCCGTCGCGTATAGCTGCTCGGCCTCGTCCTTCAGGCGCACAACCCGCCTTAGCATCCGCATCGCGCGCCAGTGCTGATATCGTCGCCAGAGAGTCGCGAGCAATTTCATATGCTTTCTCGATTGCTAGATATTCGTCCGCGCTGAGGCGGATGGGTTCGGCGTAAAACAGCGCACGGGCGCGACGGGCAGACAGGCCCGCCTTTCGTGCGCCGCGTGCCAGCCATGACTCGCGCGTGTCGTTCCACCCACGCGGGCCGGACAGGTCGCAAAGCATGTCACGCGCTCTAACGGTCGCGCTCACGGCAGACATCTCCTGATGCTTGGAAGGCTTGTTCGGGAAACCGGACATTTTCGCTCCTACGTTGACGTTCATGACGAACGCCGAAGATCGAAGGAGCTACCGAACCGAACGACTTGGTGAAGTCCTGCGCAGGGTCGCCGGCAAGCTCGCTGCGCAGAGGAAAGGGGAGGCGACGCCCCAAGACGCCGCCTCTAGGTTGCCGACCGTCAAGGAGGTGCTGACGGGAGGAGCCAGCGCGGTCGGGGTTGCAAAGGGACTGGCCGCGCGTGACCCAATTCAACGCGCGGCCAGTGCTGGACCTGTTCGGAAAGCTATGCAGGCCAGCGGGGGAAAGTGAGCCGCTCATGTGTAGATTCGTTCGTGAGCGTCGAGAATCTGCTGGGCAGTCTGCCCGCTCCACGAGATGGCCCAGCCCTGCTGAGCGGCAATCTCGCGGACATTTTCCTCCGTATCGCCAAGGCGCGAGGCAACAACGCCGGGGTGAATGCCTTCCTCAAGCTCGGCCTGAGCCTCGGCCATGCCGTAGCCGTTGGGATGACGCCAGCCGCGCTTGGGCATTATTCGGCCCTCCGGTATTCCGGCCACTGAGCGTAAATGTCGGCCTTCGCGGCGCCGTACTTCTCGGCGTATCCGAAGTAGTTGTTGATGACCGACTGGCCGTAGGCGCGGCTGCTTTTCACCACGTCGAGGGAAACGCCCATCGCGGATGCAAGGTTGGTCTGCGTCGCGCCGGTTATCTCAAGGACTGTGACCACGACGACATGGCGGGCGGCGATCACTTCCCGGTCGCGGGTGACGGTCGAAACTTGCTTCCCGCTCAACCGAAACCGGCGGGCGACGGTATCGACCAAATCGCGCAGATGCTCGGCAGGGACCGGAGCGCGCGGCTTGAAGTCCTTACCGGCGCCTCGGGCCTGAGCGGATCGGCGCGAGCCGTCCTGCCTGTTGTAGTTCGTGGCGTGCGCCCGCGTCGCCAGCACGACCGGCGGCAACTTCTCAATCGTCGGCACAAACGGCTTGGGCAACCGCGCCAGCGCCGCCGGGCTTGCCTGCTTGGACAGGAGCGCCCGGACCCGCGCCTTCTCGGCCTGAAGCCACTCGAAATGCGTCAGGCCCTCGCTCATTTCATCACCACCGAAAACAAGGCCCACATGAGAAACGCGAAGGCGAACACGACGGCGATCTCGGGGAGGTGGGTCATGCTGCACGCCGTTCGGACAGGAAGTCGGCGGGCACCGTGACTTTGCGCGCCTTGGCGGCGTCGAAAATCTTCGCGCGCTCTTTCCATGGAATGCCGCGCTGCATCCACTTTTTGATTTTGTGCTCAGAGTACCCGAGCGCGGCCAACGCCTCGAAACCAAGGTCGTTGATGATCTTCTTGTCGGTAATGGGCTTTGCCATGTCCGTGAGAATGAAGACAATTTGTCTTCTTTTCAAGCGGAAAAATGCAGCCCGGCGCCGAAGACAACTAAGTGCCGGAAACTATTGCGTTAATCGGAGACAATCGGTCCATGGACACGACCGATCCGGCCGCTGAATCAGAGCGCGCGTTCTACGAGGCGTTCAGAATCCGCCTAAAGGCGTTCCGCACAGACCTCGGCTGGAGCCAGGCCAAAATGGCGAAGGCGCTGGGCCTGTCAAAAGCCAATTACGCAAAGTACGAAGACCGATCAAAGTTCCCCCTTCACAAGCTCGAACAGCTTGCATCCGTCACCCATACCTCTATTGAGTATGTTGTGACCGGCTCCCGCACGAAGACTAAGACGTCCACACTTCGCGTTGTGGGATAAGCCGCCGCCTCACGACAACGTGAGCGGCCCGGCCTAAAACCGGCCGCGCGGCACTACATTTTGTATCTGTTTCCCCAAAGACATCGCATCGCAGGCGCGAAATGTTCTCGCGAAGACGAATTGTCTTTTTATTTGCTTGCGAAGAAGACAATTTGTCTTCATATTCCTCCTCACCGGACACCCGGAGGAGGACAGAATGCACTACATCATCGGACCGAACGTCGACTTGATCCGTGCGCAGGCGACGCGAGTGATCAATGCCCGCATCCCGCTTCAGGTTCGCCGCGAGCTAATGGCCGCAGTCAAGGCAGGCCACCTCGGCCGCCTGCCCAAGGACGGCTTGAAGCCGGAAATCTTCTATCACCCGGATCACAAGCACGGCGCCATCGAGCGTCAGAAGAACGAAGCGCTATATGCCGTCCAGTGCGTCTCCAAGGTCATGGCGAGCCCGGCCGATGTGCGCGCCGGGCTCGAGGCTCAGGACGTCGATGTCCTTGCCTACGCGCTCGCCGAGCGCATCGCCTAACCCAAGCCCGGAGGAGGACAGCATGGCAACCATCAACCAAGACTTCCCCGCAGACATTGCCAGCATCGGCATGAAGTTCTGCGCCACCGGCTTCACCGGCGATTGCCGGTTCGTGTCGGTCAAAATCAGCAACGGCGTGATCGGCGGTGCCGAGTTCACCATGCTCGTCACACCGGACGAAGCGCGCGCCATCGCTGACTCCGTCATCCGCGCCGCCGACTTCGCCGAGCCGCGCGCCGTCGAGGCCGCCGACCTTGGCTTGATGGACGAGGCCGCGTGATGAGCAAGCACAAGATGACCCGCGAACAGAGGATCGAGGCCGCGCTTGCGGTGTTCGCCGAATCCTACGCCAAGGCCGCCGATCCCATCGGTGACAGTGATCTTGACGACGAGCAGCCCCGGCACGTCACGGTCACGCTCGGCGACTGCCGCCGCGCCGCCTCGCTGCTCGGCATCTATCCGAAAGTGAAGGTCTGACATGGACGCCCTCATCTACACGCAGACACGGCCGGTTTTGTGGTCGGACTTGTCCTTCGCCCAGAAGGTGGCGCACATGCGCCGCCCGCTCCCGTCGCACGCCATCGAAGGCGGTAACTTCCGACAGTGGGCAACCGCCGTCTGCACGGCAGAGGTTCGCCACCGGGAGCGCGACTATCTCCGCGTCGAAGCCGAGCTTGGCGTGACGGTGGATCGCTGGGATTTCCCGAACTGTGACGAGGTGGGTTCGTTTCCCCACGAGCGGGACGCAGGCGATGCCCTGCTCTGGCTGTCTCACCTTCAGGCCCACGAGAGCGAGAAGCGGACGCCGTTCTTCTTCGTGCCGTGGACGGACTGGAAGCGCGAGACGCGGGCCGCCTGGATGCAGAAGCGCCGCGACCTGTGGCGCGGGTTCATCAACGCCGTGCGGAACTATCAGGCCGCGCGCAAGGAGGCGGGACTGTGATGCGCGAGGACCTGCTCATCATCAGCGGCACGGTGATTCCGTGTCTGCCTCGCCGGTCGTGGTGGCGGCAGGTGTGCCGCTGGATACGCGCTCGCCTGTGGAATTGAAGGAGGATCAACGATGACCTTGGCAGAGAAGCTCCGGGCCGCGGCGAATCAGGCCCTCTATAGCGAGGCAGAGGCATACGCCACCCTCGAATACATCCTGAGAGAGCGCCAGTGGCCCGCGTGGCTGCAGGAAACCGCCGCACTGATTGACGGCCAAACACCCACCAAAGACCAAGGAGACTTTACATGAGCGTCACCGACCTCGTCCCCACTTCCGTCGACGCGCACAGCGGCGTCGAATCGTACCGCGCCTCAACAGACGCCGCGACGATCTGCGGCGAAATCGTCAAAGCCACCGCGACCAAGATACAAGGCAAGCGGTACGTCGGCGTGGAAGGCTGGCAGGCAATCGCGGTCGCGCATGGGTGCGTCGCATCCTCCCGCGACGTGGAGATGGTCGAAGGCGGCATCCGTGCCATTGGCGAGATCAGGCGCATGACGGACGGTAACGTCATCGCCACGGCGGAAGGTTTTTTGGGCGACGACGAGGCGATGTGGCAGAAGCGGCCCATGTTCGCGCGCCGGGCGATGGCGCAGACGCGGGCAATATCGCGGGCGTGCCGGTCGGCCTTCGCTCACGTCGTGATCCTCATCGACCGCGATCTTGGGACCACGCCAGCGGAGGAAATGCAGGCGGCATACGACCATGATCCCGCGAGCTTCAAGAAGCCCGCTGGCAGCATGCGGTCGCCGGACGAGTTCGCGGACGAGGCCCGCAAGGACGGCCTGACGACCGAGACGCGCTCGACATATCAGGTCGAAAAGGAAAAGAACGGCGCCGCCAATGCGAAGAAGTGGGCCGATGTGGCGATCCAGGCACTCAACTTTGCGCAGACCGGCGACGATCTGAACGGCTGGACGGAGGACAAGAAGAACGCCGCTTACATGATCCGGCTTGAGGAGAACTACCCCGACCAGCACCAGCGGGTGCAGGACGCGCTCGACAATGCCCGGCTCTCTCTTCGCGACCGTGCCGCATGACCGAAGCGCGCATCATTCAACTGCGGGAACGCTACGACTACCAGCGGGCGCAATCCGAGGTGATGCGCGCGCCCTTGGGCCATGTCGTGACGATCCGCCCCTCTACCCGCTCAGTAGAGCAGAACGCGGCCCTGCATCGGCTCCTACAGGCCATCGTCAAGGCTCGCTACAAGTGGGGTGGGCGCACATGGTCAATAGACGACTGGCGCACGCTCATGGTGTCCGCCCACTCCAAAGCGACCAACAGGCCCGGCGAGATCGTGCCGGGGCTCGAAAATGAGTTCGTCGCGCTTAGACGATCAACAACACGAATGAGCAAAGCTGAGCTGTCCAGCCTCATCGACTACGTCTCCGCTTGGTGCGCCCAGAACAACATTTCCCTAGATCACAAGGACAAGCCATGAAGCGCAGCGCCTGGGTGCTGAGAGGGAAGTCACTCGAATACCGCATGGCCTTCTTTACCCAGAGGAGGCAGCAGCCGGATAGCTGCTGGCTATGGACGGGGGAGATCGACAGAAGCGGCTACGGGCGCGTTTTCTGGGGAAGGCGGTTGCTGGCTCATCGTGTTGCTTGGGAAATTGCCAACTCCCACCAGATTCCCGAAGGCAAGGTCATCTGCCATTCCTGTGATGTTCCAGCCTGCGTGAATCCCGCTCATCTGTGGGCCGGCACGCCAGCCGACAACATGGCCGACAGGGATCGCAAGGGGCGCGGCCGGGACCAGCGCGGCCAAAAACATAACATGGCTATTTTAACAGAAATGGATGTGCGCGCGATCCGCTCGTCTAGCCAGAAGCAGAGCGTACTTGCTGAGCGGTATGGGGTATCCTTCCAGCAAATCAGCAAGATTGTTCGCGGCGAACGCTGGGGCCATATCCGATGACCGCCCGGCGTGAGTTTTCCAAGCGCCAGAAGGCCGAGATCGTCCACCGGGCGATGAACGCCAGCGGACAGATCGCGTGCGAAGGATGCGGGCTGGTGCTGGGCCGGAAGCCCTACGAGATCGACCACACGATTCCCGAGGGTCTGCTGGTCTACAGGCGCGAGCCGCTTACGATCGAGGAAGGCAAGCTGCTGGGCAAAGAGTGCTGCCACCGCAGCGGCAAGACGGCGAAGGACGTTGGCGACATAGCCCGCGCGGTGCGGCGGGAAGCCAAGCATCTCGGCATCAAAAAACCCGGCGGTTTTAGGAAGCCCCCACCCGGATACAACGCATGGACACGACGAATAGAGCGATAGCGTGGCCCGTAGGCCCTTGGCAGAACCGCAAGGAATACGACGCTTGGTGGAACAAAAACAGCACGGCGCACAACCGCCTCGCAGTCACAGACCCAGATTCGTGGGAACGAATCGCGCAGGCTATCGAGAAATTTCATAAGGAGAATCCACGATGACATCCATCGGCCGCATCATAGATGCGCTTTTCCGCGACCCCGATAGAACAGTCGCGGGTGCGCGTGTTGATCTTGCCTACACCGAGAACGAGACGATGATTGAAGTCGGGCCGCATCCCGGATTTGCCGATGGATCAATGGTCGTGGTGATGAGGCAAGGGTCTAGGGAAAATCGGCACCTGTACGAACTGGAGTTCAGTTTGAGCGACGTGCGCGAGGCGCGAGCCCTTTCGGCGGCGCTCATGGCGTGGGCCGATTGGGCCAATAGCGTAAACGCGACGAAAGGGGAGGACGTGAGGCGGGAGGCGCTGGAAGTGGCGCGAGGGTATCTCAGCGCGCAAGGCCGCCGAGACGTAGACGCCGTGCTCGCAGCGAAGGAGACGGAGAGATGAGCGACGACCAGACCCTACGCATCGCCGCTCGCGCGGTGCAGCTCTACGCCGAGACACATCCAAGGCCGACGCAGGTCACGCAGGCCCAGGTTGCCGATGGTCAAGGAGGCGAGATGAAGGAGCAAGATGACATGAGCGAGAGAGAGTTACTGCCGTGCCCGTTTTGCAACGGCGTTCCGGCCATTCACGCGCAGATGGTGTCTCGATACCAGTTTGTCTCCTGCTCACGTTGTAACTGCGACGGTCCGTTGAAGGAACGCACAAGCGCGGCCATCGCCGCATGGAACCGCCGCTCTCCCTCCCGTCAATCCATCCTGGAGGAGGCGGCGAAGGTGGCGGATGTTGAGGCAAAAGCATGGAGCGGCCGAGAGGCATACGCCTGCGCCGAGGTTGCTTGCGAGAACATCGCCGCCGCCATCCGTTCCCTCTCCCATGACGAGAAAACAGACAAGGAGAAAGGCGATGAGTGACGACCAGACCTTGCGTGTTGCCGTGCAGGCGGTGCGGCTCTACGCCGAGTCGCATCCGCGCCCTACGCAAGTCACACAGAAGCAGGCAGCGCAGATGCTTCACGTCCACCCCAAGACCGTGCGGAACTACATCATGTCCGGGAAACTGCGGCTCAATGCCTGTGGGTTGATCGCAATTGAGACCGTGGATGCGTTGCGCGCTCCCCAATAATTACGCACGACAGGCACAGAACGCTTTAGGCGCTGGGCTTTTGCGTCCGGCCGGGGGCACCACCGGCATTATCCAGCAATATCTGGGCGCCGGATATTGCCAGATAAACAGCGGCTTTGCAGGTCTTTTGCAGCAACGGACAGTATCCGGCAATATCCCACAAACTAGACAATCGCGCCGCCGTCTCCCCATTATTCCCCCACGCCACTACGCATCAGGGGGAGCGGGCATGGCATCGGTCGGGAGGTACGGGCGCGGATACCGCGCACAGGTCTACGTAAACGGGCGCCGCGCATCCAAGGTGTTCAGGACGCAGCGCGAGGCAACCGCGTGGGCAGTAGCCAAGGAACAGGAGCTAGAGCGGCCAGCCGCCGAAACGCGCACGCTGCGCCAGTTGATCGAGCACTACGTCGAGACGGTCATGCCCGCTAAACGAGGAAGCGCGCACGAGATCAGCCAAGCCAAGGCGTTCCTGCGGGATTTCCCCAATCTGGTTGGCAAGAAGCTATCCGATCTGGACGCGCCGGACTTCGCCGCGTGGCGCGATGCAAGGCTCAAGACCGTCAGCGACGCGACGGTCCTGCGCAACCTGAATTGGCTGCGGCATGCCTTCCGCGTGGCGCGCGAAGAATGGCGATGGATGGAGCAGAACCCGTTGCAGGGCTTGCGCATCCCCCGGAACCCGGCGCCGCGCACGCGCCGCGTAAGCCCGGCAGAGGTCCGCGCCTTGTGCCGCATCCTCGACTACCGTGCGGGGAAGGCACCGCAAACGAAGTCGCAGGAAGTCGCGCTGGCCTTCTTGGTAGGCATCCGATCCGGCATGCGTGCGGGCGAGATACTTGGACTGGGCAGTCCGAATCTGGACCTGCGACGCCGGGTGGCGTCCGTCCAGCACAAGACCCAGCACATCACCGGCAAGCCGCGCGACGTGCCTCTGACGCACCATGCCGTCCGGCTCTTGCGGCCAGTAGCCGACCGGGAGGCGTGCTTTACAATCTCCAGCGCCGTGTTGGATAGCCTCTTCCGGAAGGCGCGCGACCGGCTGATGATCGAGGATCTGCACTTTCACGACAGCCGCGCGGAGGCCCTGACACGCCTAGCCCGCAAAGTTGACGTGATGACGCTAGCCAAGATCAGCGGGCACAAAGACGTGCGTATTCTGGTCGGGACGTACTACCGCGAGACTGCCGAGCAGATTGCGGCCCGGCTATAACCCCCACCTCTACAGGAGCAGACAGCATTGATTGAAACTTTCGTTTGCAACTTGTGCAAATAATGCACTGGTTCATAATAGAGACGCGACCTGGCCCCGGACCCGTTCCGGCAGTAGGGGCGTTCCGGGGCGGCCGGCGACGGTTGGCCGCCCCCTTTACTTCCACCCACAAATTGCACTTCCGACTTCGTTGTGCCGGATGATCGCGCGCTCGGTGTCGCGGCTCATCCGGTCATCGGGCGCAAAGTAAATGGGCTTTGCAATATCGCAGTAATTACCGGCTGCGGGTCCACCGCTTGCGCAACTCGTCAAGCTCACCATCGCCAGCACGCTCAACCATACGCTCGGCTTCATCGGCATCCCTCCTCGCTTCGATATTGCGTCTCGCTTGATCGGCTTGCTCGGCTTTGCGGCCTATACCGATGAGCCGGAACACGGCCAGCAACAGAAGGCCGACAAAGGCCGCACCAAAGGCGACCTTGGCCCATATCCCCGCTAGAAAAGTCGGCATGACTTAGCTATATTTTCCGGGCTGCGGCGGTCCGAAAGGATGGCAAACACGGCTCCGGAGGCCAGCTAGGGTACCTACTACGTTTCCCGCCGCAGCATTTTCCCTCATGGCGTGATCTCCCCCGACTTCACGCGCCGAAATACCCGCCGGATCAGGTAGACTGCCGCAAGCGTTATTCCGGCCGCTATCAGGGCCGTATAGACGTGTCCGTTGGACAGGGGCGATAGTAGGTCCCGAAGGCTTGCCCACGTACCTTGGGCAGATTTGGCGGCCTCTACGGCGCTGTTAACTGCCTCAATGGCGGGCTGCAGGTTGGAGATCGCCAGGGTGGCCGCGCCAGCGCCGACACCGACATTCGTAAGCACCGCCTTGGACGAGCTCGCGCCGGCCGGCTTGGCGACCGCCTGCGGCATGGCCCACGCGCGCTCGACATGGCCCACGGCGTCCGGCGTGAGGTAGAGAGCCGTTTCAGCGGCCCTGCGGCGAGTCAGGCCTGGCATTTCCACCAGCTTGCCGTCAACGGTCGCCTTGTTCCATAGACCGAAGGCATTGGCAGCGGCGGACGTGTTGCCCGCCTTGTGCGCCCTCAACACAGAGGACGTGCGGAAGCCGCCAAGGCCGATATTGTAGGCCAGAGAGACCATCGCGTTAAACTGGTTCTGTGTCGTCGGCGCCCCGGCCAATGCCGCCAGCACGCCCGTCTCGAATATCGCGATGTCGTGGTCAAACCGCTCCCACATTTGATCGACTGTGATCTGCATGCCCGGAGTGACCGGCGGTTGGGTAGAGCCGATGCCGATGGTCCACACGCCCGCTGGACAGCGATAGGCGGTCAGCCGTTGCCCCTCAAACTCGGCAATGAGGCCGCGCCCCGCTTGGTTCACTCTCATAGGGTGTACCTTTCGTTTTCCCGGCGCTCCCGCTCGCGCATTTCCCGCATGAGAATATCCATGCCGTCCGCGACGAGGTTGCGCAGTTCGCCCATGCTCACCTTGAAGGACAGATCACGCTCGCCGTCCCACACCTTGAGGCGTAGGGGCTGCCCCTGCTCACTGATGATGCGCGGGTGGTGGTTCATGTTATTTCCCCGGCCGGTCGGCCTTGGTCTGCAGTTTTGTGTCCAAATCGCGGAAGCCTTCACGCACAATGGTTTTTATTTCGCGGATATCTTCGGAGGTGCGGACCTGTATTTGATCCATATGCGTTCGCTGAAGCGTCACCTCGCGCATGAGCCGGGTTTCCACCTGCTGGTCTGCGGTGTAGCGAAGAGACTGCTCTTCGCGGTGTGACCGCTCCAACGCGCCGACGCGACCATCCAAGGCGACATAACCCGCCGTGCCGACAATCAGAAAAGACGCGGCCGTTAAGACGTGACCCAAATTTATAGTTGGGTCAAAGATGAAGCGCGGCTTTGACTCTCTGCCCGCTGCTTCTAGGTTCTTGTCGGTCATCGCCGGCCTTCCTTTTAGGTCGGGGGTGGTCAGGCTCCGGGGTTTCGTTCGCGCGTTACCTCGGGGCCGCTGCTTTAACTCATCATAAGAAGTCCGCGTCGGCGGCGTAGTGGACGGCGGACGCCTCTCCGGCTGCTCCCCCGCCCGGCCCAGTGCCGCTGATCGTGATGCCGTTAACGTCGGCCACAGACGCCGACGCGGACCAGTCCGCAGCCGCCGCCGTATTGCGGATCTGCGCGTTCGTGGCGCTGGGGTTGAACAGAACCACGGTCGGCGCGGCGCGCATGGGTGGGCTGAAATCGACCACCTGGAACTGCTGAGCCACCGCGCCCGCAAGAGACTGCACGCCATTGACTGCGCCCGTGACGCCCGCGTTTTGCGCGGGAGCCGTGCCCGCCGGGAAGGTCTTTCGGTAGTATTGCTGGCAGGAAAACAACGTATCTTCCGGCAGGTCCGGCACGAAGTCTGTAACGACGCCGCTTTCTTCCAGCTTCGCGCCTTCAATGGTCACGTTCTGCGCCGCGACAATTCCTGACGTAAACCGGAACGAAAGTTCTAGCCCGTTCACAATGGCGGCGGTTCCGACGAAGCTAAAGGACAGGCGGGTCGCCGTCGTCCCAATGATAAATTGCTTGTTCTTGATGCTGGTCACGGCGCTGAAATTGTCCGCAACGTCCGCCGTTGCCACCCGCAGGAAACAGCGCGTCACGCCGGTTCCGTAGACCCAAGCGGAGAAGGTGTAGACCTTGCCTTCAAACGCCGCCGCGCGCTTGGCCTCGATGCTCTGGCGGATCACCACGGAACTATTCGTCGCCGCGCCCGTGACCTTTAGGCCATAGGTCTGCACCGTTCCAGCAACACGCTGGGCCGTGACGTTTGCCGTGCCGCGCGTCGCCACCCAACGGTCAACAACGCGAACATTTGTGGACGGGCTGGTGATCGTGACCGATGCGCCCTCGTTCTGCTGGTCAAGCGAGAAGTCTCCATTGTCCAGCAGGTTCGACCGGATCGTTGGCGCAGTCGCCACCGGGTCCATATTGTTATCGCCTAGCGCATGGCTGGAAATGGAATTGTTTTCCACCACGTTTCCACGGTCGCCATCGCGGACATTCATAATCCCGTAGGACGCAGTTCCTACGCCAGTGCCGCCCGACAAAGACGTGCCGCCCGGAGACAGCGATATGACGGTAGACCCGTCCTCAAGTATGAACTCATCGCTGATTTTGCCGGCAAATGTGCGGACCATGAGAAGCCGGTCGATAGGACCAACCGTGCTCAAGTTTGCATCGCGCGCGCTGCACTGGATGGCGCGGCAATTGTCGTCGTCCCGGCCATGAATCGCGGCCAAGAGATTGGCGATGGTGGCCGCCCTGTTCTCGTTGGCGGTGCCGCCTGTAGCAATCAACACTGAAGGCTGCGAGGCGTCAGGGTCGCTTTCCGTCGTGAATATGAAGTATGTCGGCTCCGTCGCCGCATTGACCCTGATGGACACATACTCGCCGTCGAGCGGAACACCCGAGAACACGAAGCTCTTGGAGCCGAAGCGCCAGGTATCTCCGGTGCCCAGAATGTTGTCGGTGATGGTGATGTTCGCTCGACCGGGGCGCATGTAGATGTCGGCCACGGGGTTTGGCGGGTTGGGTGCGCCGTATGATGCGTTGTAGAAACGGTTGCCGGTGATGCGCGACCGCTCGTTAGTCATGCGGTTGTCGTAGACGTTAGAGCGGTAATTCTCGTGGCCCTCACAGTCGACAATAGCGTACGCACCGGCGCGCTCGCCGATGTACCAGCCGTCCGATTCTTGGGACGACGCCGTCGGCTTGTAGTAGGCGCCAACCTTGACAATCGCACCGGGATCGTCGGTCATGAGCGCGGTGAAGGTGTTGCTGTCAACCACCGTGTCGCACTCAAGGGACACGTTGTATGATGCGGGGTTGAAGGCGCGCAGGTTGAACAGTTCCCCCGCCGTCAACTCGTGATCTGCCGGCGTCGTCATGGTGCTGTCGGTGTACGTCGATACGGTTAGCACGCCGGCCAACCACGTCGCGACCGGGTACAGGTTGTATGGGTCGGATATACCAGCATCGTCCGCAACGCAGCGATACCAGCCGACATACCCACCCGCCTCGTTGTGGAACACTTTGCCCAACTGGGCACGGCCGGAAACATCATAGAACGTGATCTTACGCGGACGTTCGTAGTCATTGAACCCGGCCGGCACGGTTCGGTTGCTGTAGGTGAAGTAGCCCGGCACGGTGTACGCACCGGGGTCCACCGCCATTGCGATTTTGATGGTCTTCTCGTCTGTGCCGGCCAGGGCGATGTCCGGCGTGGTCGTCAGATTATTGTAGGCGGTGTTGTCGCATCCGCCGGTCAACACTGGATCACCTGGAACGACGCTGTGATAATCCTCTGTGACGTACGTTGCCACGCCGGAGCCGCTCTCCACGGCCCAAGACCGCGATACGATGTCCCGCACCGCCCAAATCTTCTGCACCGACTTCTGCCGGTAGCACACGCCATTGCGGACGACTGATCCAATCTTGCCAGCCGAGCCGACGCTCGGCCCATACGAGAAGAAGATGCCGTCAGACAGCGCCTCTTTGGTGTTGCCTTCGACGTTCCCGTTTATGAAGATTTCGCTAATTTCTTTGATGTGGTCCGAGGAATAAAACTCCGCGCCAAAGGCGATGAACTGCCACGCAAAGAAGTGGTCGATTGTCAGAGTCTTGATTTCGCCAAGCGTGCCCTGGATGCCGCCGCCAAGGTTCTGCGTCCACAGCCAATCAAAGTGCAGGCGATACGTTTCGGCGTTCACAAAGACGCCGCGCGTTCCGTGTGTGGCGGTTCCGCTGCCGTATAGCCAAAACTCTCCTTCAAAACGCGGCGCGTGTGTGAGGCTGTCAAAGTCGCCTCGCTGTCCGGACGGTTGGCCGCCTACGGTCAGTATCCGAGATGCGTCGCTGATGATAAGCGGCTTGCCTGAGACTAGCGAGATGCTTGTCTTGCTCCGAAGCTCACTGAGGTCGATGTTCTGATTGCCGACAAGCGTGATCTGCTCAGGCCAATAGATCGTGTCGAAGTTGTCGTAAATCTCGCGGATGTTCGCAGCCGTCATGCCGTTTAGAATCGAATTAGGAGCATCCGGCGCGACGCCAGTGGAACGAGTAAATGCGCGAATCACTTTATAACCCCAACCGGCTGCCGCCCCAAAGGTAGAGATATTGCGTCTCCAGCGCGCTCAGAGTGCCTTGCCACACAACGACCGCGCTGATTTCGCCTTGGAAGAACGAAGCCGCCAACGTGCCCGTACTGGCACCGATGCGCGCTCGCGTGGATGATGTATTCGGCGCAGTGACGGATGTACTGCCATAAACACCGTCTATGTTAGCGCGAATCTCTGCTGTGCCAACATCGAACAAAACACAATGACGACCGTTAAAAACGACCGCCGTCGTGGTTGCTGGGGCAGACGACACGCCCGTCCCCGCATGGCAGCGGACGGCTGACGGCGAAGAGATTTTAAAGATGCTGCGGTTCGAGTTGGTTGAACTGCCACCGTAGCTGATCCCCACCCGGTTATTCGCCGCCGTGTCGAGCTGATTGCACACCAGGAAGATGCCGCCGGCCGTCGTGCCAACCGGCCAGTTGGTCGGGATGCCGGCAAACGTCAACTCGTCGTCCGTGCCGTCGAAGCTCGCGACCTGTCGGCCCGTGGTGGCGCTGGTGATAAGCAAAGGCTGCGCCGTGCCCGTCGCTTGCACGAAGGCAGACGCGCTTATTGAATCCACAATCTGCGAAACGCCTGTGGCCGTGGTGATCTTGGTATTGTCTTCAAAGTCGATAAAGCCGCGCGGCGTGGCGCTGGAGATTGAGGCAGGCGTCCAGCCACCGGGCAGCGTCCGCCCTAGACGTGCATTCGCCGCAACCATCAGGAATTCCCGGAACAGCATCAAATGGTGGCCTTGCCGAACGCCAGTGCCGCCATGTTGGCGCCTGTGGTGATGTTCCAAGAGCCGTTCCGGCTGCGAGAGCCAAGCGGCACAACGATAGGCCGAAGGTCTGACAGCGTGCCGCCGGTATAGGTGTAAATCACCGTCGTTCCGTCAAGAATGATTGTCGTCGCTGCCGTGAGCGCGGCAGGCTGCAACACGACGTGCGAGAGGTACGCGCCCACGCCAGAGAAAGCCGCTGCCGCCGTCTGTGCCGCCGCAATCGCGGCATATGTCAAACGCTCGCTATCAAACTCGTTCGCCATGATCTTCTCCTATGTTCCGTATCCGGCGGTGATCTGGATGTACCCATCCCCGGCGTCGCTGATCGCCGCGACCCATACGCCATCCGGGGCGACGACTGGCGGGGTGAAAAGCGTCTGAGTTCCCGGCAGAACCTCCTGGCAGTCCGTCGTCGCCTCCACGCTGTCCTGCCCCATGAGGATCGAAACCGGGAAGCTGTTGTTGTTTGAAATCAGAATGCGGAGCCGGTCGGGAGACGTGACCGCCTGCGTTCCGGGGATCTGGACGCGGGCGGTGGTCGCCCCAACGGTCAAGCGCCTGCCGTTCCCGCCTTCGAAGGGCTGAAAGGCCGTAAAGTTGATGAAGGTTGCCTCACTCATCGCCGCGACCACTCAAAGCCGACCGTGGAGACGGCGTAGGTATCGAGCGCAGCGGTTGCCCGCGCGGCAATCGTGCCGGTGGCCGATGTGCGGATGCGCAACTCCTTTTGCTCGGTCGAAGCTGCGCCGGAATGGCTGTTCAGGTTGGCAAGCGGTGCTGCTGTTGCGGACGGCGCCGCGTCCGTCTCATCGGGGCAACACACCAGCGCGAGGGTATTGTCTGCGGCGTCCACCAGCGACACACGGATCGTTGCCAGCGTCGAGAAGGCGAGCGGCACCTTGACGGCATCGGTTCGGCGCGACGTACTGAGCGTGTCGTTAATGTCCAGCGTCGGCGCGGTCCACATGAGGTTAAGGCCGCCGCCTTCTGTCTCGTAGGTCTTGAACGCGACAATCGCGCCGGATACCCGCTTGAACCAGCCAATCAGCCGCTTGTAATTGTAGTTCGCCGGCATGGTCGGAGCCGTGGCAGACGTGGAATACAGCACGTCCGTCACGTCGGTATCAGAGCGGTTGATAAGCCAGATGAAGTAATCTGTGTCTGAGGCTGATCCGGTATCAAGCCCGCCCTGATTTGTGCCGACTGCCCAATTGGCATCAAGCCGCTTGGTCAGCGCGGAGCCCAGCACCATCATTCGGGCGCTGGTGCCGTCCATAGCGCCGCCGACCGCAATGTCTATGTCGTTGGTCGCGTCGGTGCCGTTGTTCGCGTAGGTCAGGCCCTGGATGGCAAGGCGCGGAATAATGGGCGATGCCCAGTAGGGGTCCGTGCCGTTGCTCGCGAGATAGTAGCCCGTCGTGCCGATGGCTAGACGCGAGTAACCAGAGGCGTCGCGCGTGAGCAGATCGCCGCGCGTAGTCAGCGTGTCCGCCGCTCCAAGGCCGCTCTGCGGGTCCACCGTCCATAGCACGTTATCGCTGGCGTCCTTCAGAATCACCTTGTAGTCGCCGGTCCCAAGGTAAATCACGCCAAAAAGGCCGTTGGCATCCGCGACAACGGGGTTGGCGTTGACGTGCGCCGGGTCGAGGTCCGCGTCGTTGTAGGTGTCCTTCGGCGTCGTGGTGCCCGTCTCGTAGAAGTAGAGCTTCGCCGCAGGATACGACGTGCCGTTGCCGCTCATGGGGCTATAGCGCGGGGGTGAGAAGAGTGCGGACATCTGCTAGGCTCCCGCCATGCGAATTGGTTGGATGGAGCTTTCACAGCTCGCCGTGTCGGTCGGCGCGGCCTTTGCCTTCGATCGATACCAAGCCGCGACAGACCCATTGCCGACCGGGCAATCGTGGCTGCTCTGCGTGCTAGTCATCGGCGTCGGGGCCGCGTGGGTGTGGACGCGCGTCATCGTGCTTGCAGCGGATTTGTGGGGCGGGATTCGACGTTGGAGCCGACTGCGGTAGCTAGTGCAGCCCGGTCCAGCGCCGTGGTGGCGCGCGTGATGTTCTGCACGGTCGGGCGCTGCATCAAAGCCGCCGCCACCTGCGGGTCAAGCATAACCTCTGCAAGCCGGTCTGCGATCTTTTCGTTGCTGCCGCTGTAGACAAGATTGAGCGTCTTGCGGAGCGGCGCCATAATTGCCGAATCTCCCGCGCCCTTAATGAGTAGACTATCGACAATGTTCTGTGTCGCGAGGTTGCGCGCGGTATCAGACCCGGCGACCTTGGTCGCGGTCCGCGCCTGATCCTTGAGAGCGCGAGTGATGGCTTCCAAGCCGCCCAACTGGTCCGGTGTCAGGATGCCTCTAAGCGCCTCGCGATTGGATTCCAGCCACCGGGCGGAACCAGCCGCCACGAGGTTGGGATTGCCCATCGTGTCCTCTGCAACCTTCGACCGGGCGCTGGCGCGGAAGTTGTCGATAATGGCGCGACGCAGACCAGCCACCGCCTGCGGATCGTCTCCGACAGACATAGCCAAAGACTGCAAGCGGTTGGCGCTGTCCGGAGCGCCGAGCGTGGACTTCACGGCGGCATCAAGGTCGCCTGTCAGGAAGCGGCCGGCGGGCGACGAGCGGAAGCCCTGCGCAAGCGTGCCTGTTGCGCGAACGTCATCGACCTGCTGCCCTAGGCGCGGGGAAAGCGCGTTGACCGCCGGGCGAATGTTCTCAACGGAAGCGCCTTCCCGAACCCGGCTTGCAACCACGCCTTCAAGCGCATTCAACGGAACGCGGGTATCTGTACCGCGTAGTTCGCGGATCGCTGCGGTTCCGGCGTCTCCGGGCCGGAGGAAATTGCCCGTCACCTGCTCCGGGGTCTGCAGGAAGGTGCCGCTTCGGCGGTCTTGCGCGATCGCACCCGCAACGGTCTTGTTGCCTCGCGTGGCGTCGAACGGATTAAGCGGCACGCTTCTCTCGGCAAATACCCCGCGCGCTAGCTGCTCTTCCGGCACTGCCGCGAGTGCAGTGTCCAACTGGCGCTGGACTTCAAGCAACAGCCTTCGCGTATTGTTGCCGATCTGGGGATTGTCGAGCATGTCGCCAATCGCTGAGCGCGAGGCCATCATGCCGCTTGCGGTCCGGTCGAGTTGGCCGTCTGCATCGAATAGCAGCGCCCTCACCCGCTCCATTGCCGCGCGTGGCTCGCCCTTGTTGGCGCGCGCCAGATCATCGACCAGAGACGCCAAAGGCAGCGCCGGTACGGGCTGCGTCGAGGCCCTCGCCGCTTCATAGAGCGGGTCTGCCGCTTGGCTGCGGGCCGTTACCAGCGTGTCGAAGCGGCCCCGGAGAGCGTTCTGGATCGCGCGCCCGGCCGTTGTCGGATCGACGCTGGGCGGAAGCGCATCAAGCGCGGCTTGCGCCCGCATCGCGGCGTTCGCGTCCAGCCTGCCAAGAGCGGCGACGAATGCGCGAGGATCGCCGCCTGCGTTGAGGCTATCAAGCGCCCGCGTCAGCGCCGCATTATTGGCGTTTGCTTGCTGTCCAAAGCCAGTGCCGGCTCGCATCAATGCGTTTTCAGTCGCCATCAATGAGTCGTCGCCGGAAGCTTTCGCCGCTGATAGCTGGAAGCCCGGCTCCCCATTCGGCCCCCGGTTTGGCACCGGAGACCTGTAGCGGAGCATGTTTTCCGAGGCCCGCACCGGGTCATCAGCCAGTGTGTTCAGCGTCCGCCCGACAATCGCGTCCCTGCCTCCAGATGTGAACGGCTGGAAAAGGGACTTAGTGACACTGGACGCATACGGAAGGCCAACGCCTGCCAAAACACCAGCGCCCAAGCCATACCACGGGTTGTCAGTGGCGCCCGTGACAGCGCCGGCGACGCCACCCGCAACGGTCTGCATTACAGGCTGCGTTGCAAGCGTGCTGGCAACACCTTGAGTAACAGAGCCAGGAGCAGCCACACGGCCGACCACGCCAGCGGGCGCAACCATTGCCAGCGCGTTACCCGCGCCCTGCCCGGCCCCGTAGGCCGTGCGCTCGCCGGTCGTAACGGGATCGATTCTCGTGCCGTAGGCATCGCGCGTCGCGAACAGAGGATCGAAGGAGCCCTGTGAAACGGCATCTCGGATACGCAGCGGCACAGACGCCACATCATCGGCTGCCTGCTTGAATGCCGCGCTGATGGGCGGCGTATTTTGGCCAACGAGCCCGGTGGCACGAGACAACCACCCGGAAATATCCAAGGGGGCCGCAGCATTGCTGATAAGGGCGTCAGTTGTGCCCTGAGCGGCCAATCCAACCTTGCGCGCGGCCATCTGCCCGCCGCTGTAGCCTTCCGGCTCCCAATCCTGCACGCCGCCCTCGGTTGGAGCTGAAGCGGCGTACTTCGTCCACGGGCCGGCGGCAGCGGGCGAAGGCGTGGCGTAGCGCTCCCACGGGCCGCTCACTGGACCTTGCTCCAGCTATTCGGGTCGGCCGGGTTGCCTCCCCGGAACACATAGCCATCGACCATGTCGCCCGCTTGCGGAGCGGCAGGCGGCGTGGTGGCGGCCGGGGGCGGCGCTCCCTGCGGCGGAGTGATGCCAAGCTGCCGCTCGGTCGATGACACGCCGTTATTCAGAATGTTCAGCACCTTGTCGACGGACGACGTAACGTCGTTCTCCGAAGTCATGATTGACTTCCACGTCGACGGGTCCGGGATCGTGCGGCGGATGATGTCGAGATCGGGACCATTCAGCACGCCCAACTGAAACAAAGCGTCGCCCTTCGCCAGCAAGGCGAAGTTGTTGTACGAGGCGTTTAGCGGCGTGTTGGCGCCCGCCAGAGAGCGAGCGCGCTCCGCTGGAGTCGCCTTCGCCCATTCCGTCTTAAAGTCGTTCGCCGCCGCCGTGATCTTGTCGGCTTCAACGCGAGCCGACCGCAGCTTCGCCATTTCGGTTGCAGACGGTTGGCCGGTCGGCCTAACGCCCGTCAACGGGATAGAACCGGGATTCGCCGGGACAGTAACGGCGGGAGCCGCAGGCGCGGGAACGCCGGCCGGGCCGCCAGCGGGCGCCATCGGAGCGCCGCCTTGCGGGCTGGAAAGAGGCTGCGGCGCCTGTCCAGGGTTTTGCCCGAAAATGCCAGAAGGCGTCATAAAGATGATCTGCCCGGTTGCGGGGTCGGTGACGGTCTTGCCAGCCGCCAGTTCCGCCGCCTGCTGTCGCGTTAGCCTGCCTTCTTCAACAAGAATATTAAGGCCCCGCCCTTGCGTTGAATTCCCAAACGGGCCTGTTTCCGTCTCTTGCGCCTTCGGGACGGGAACCATTCCAATCCAGTTTTTATTACTGTCGTAGACGTTGAAGTTGCCTTCCTGAACGATCAACTTGCCGGTTTTCCTGTCCCTGCCAAGATGCGCGCCGGGCGGGAGATTTGGCGTAAGCAATCGCAAGGTGCTGGGTGTGACCGTGCCACCGTCAGAGGTCGGAATGGGAGTGCCGGACGCATCGGCGGGGGGAGCGGTGTCGCCTTGGGCGATGCCGGGAGGCGCGGCGCCGCCCGTGATCGCCTGCGCGTATCGCTCGGGCGGAAGCACCTTGTTGGCGCCATGCTCGGCACCGTGAACGCCACGCGCGAACTTGGCCGCCGTCATGGGGTCGTTCAGGTCGAGCGGCTGGTTGGGATCAAGGCCGCCGATGCTGGCGACGTTGCGAGCCCACTGCCCCGGATCGTTTGCGCCGTCACCAACGGGAGCCCAACGCGCTCCGATCTGCATCAGCGTCATGGGCTGGCCGTTGTTGAACTTGGCCGGGTACGCCTTGACGTTGTTGACCGCCAAGCGGATGCCGTCGTCTAGCGAGGCGGGCTGCTGAAAGCCGCTGTTGGGGCCACCGCCGACCGGGCGAACGTTGCCGATGTTGTACGGGTTGACGCCACCACCACCACCAGCCGAAGGCGGGGCCGCACCACCACCGCCCGAAGGCACGAGGTCAAAGCCTTCCTGCTTGTCCTTCCAATAGTTCTCAAACGTGCGGGTCTGGTTGAGTATCTGCCTCAGCCGACCGTCTACCGCGCGGTCGTACTGCGGCGGCATGTCAATCTGGTAGCCGAGACGTTGGCCCTCTGCCAACGCAGCCTGATACGCAGCCGGGCGTTCGGCTTCCGGCAGGCTCAGCACGCCCATAGCGGCCTTGGCCGTCCACTCCGACGCTTCCTTGACCTTGGCGCGGCGGCCCGCGTCCATCTTCTCCAGCATCCCGGAAATGCCCATAGCGACGTTCGGGCGCTTTCTGGCGATGTTCTCGATAGCGGCTTGGTCGCCTTTCATCGCAGCCGGAACTAGCTCGTTTACTTCCTTATCTATGCCGCGTTCTTCTTCCTGAACGCGAAGCTGTGAGCCGAGCGCAAACGAGCGGGCGAGGTCCGGGTAAAGGACGCCGCTCACTTAAACCACCCCTTGTATCCGATCACGCCGGCCGCGTTCTCGACGCCCTTGCTGATACCGCTTGCAAGCGCGTTGGCGCCTGCCGAATAAGCGGAGCCGCGCGCCACGCCACCCCGGAAGATGTTGTCCGCCGCGTTGCCGGTCAGGTTCGCCGCCGTGTTGTTACCACTGGACGCCGCTTGCCCGCCAAGTCCGGAAACCGCGAGCAGGTTGTCCATGTAGTTCCCGTATTCCTCGGAGGCGATGCCCTGCCCGAAGGCGGTAATGGCCTTCTGTTGCGCACCCGAGCGGAGAAGGCCACGCGAGGCCGCCGAACGGTCCAGCGCCTTCGAGCCCTCATCCATGCGGAACTGATAGCCGGGCGAAGTCTCGAAGTCGGCCAACGCCTGCTGCTGCGTTTCCTTCGCGCCTGCAGGGTCCAACCCATACGTGTTATAGTTTCCGCCGTTGGTCTTGAGAGTGCCGAGGCCGAGCAAGTTCGTCACCTTGCCGATGGCACCGCCGCCCGCCGCAACCCAGGGAGACAGAGCCGCACGGGCTCGCGTCGCCTCTTCCTGCTGCATCTGTGCGGCACGGTTGGCCGCGCTCGCAGCCATGTTGCCGCCAGCCTGCGCGCCTTGCTGAGCAATAACACCCGATAAAGCGGAGAAAATCGCCATTTATAGCGCCTTGCAGAACGTATGCTCGGCAACCGAATAACCCGCCCGCTTATAGACTTGGGCGAGTGCTTCGTGGCGAAGCCCATGCTCCGCGACCATGCCGAAGAATTGTACGTTGCGCGCCTTGGCGGCGGATTCGAGGTGCCTAAGCAACTCGGCGCCCGCACCTTTGCGGTGCGGTGGCTCACAATACCAGAACAACTCCTGCCCGATAAGTACTTTCTCATTCCAGTACGCGGGAGAGTAAAGCGCCCCGGCCATGCCGACCGGCTTCCCGTCTTTCTCGAAAACCAGCAGGATTCCGGCCTCGGCCAACCGCTCCAAAGTCAGCGCAAAGCTGACAGGGCAGAACTCGGCTTTGTCGGCCCATCCTGCCTCGGCAAAGAAAGCGCGGCCCATCTCGACCAACTCGGGCGCGTCGTCTGGTACGGCGTCGCGGATCATCTAAATCACCTTCCAGTCAGTACCGTTGCCGATGGCCTGCACGATGTTCGCGCCGCCACCCGCCAGCGTGTTGCCTACGGTCGTCACGCTCGAATCAGTGCAAACCACCGTGTCGCCCAGCGTCGGCGTCATGGTGGCGATTACCGCGTAAGTGTAAGTCGTGCGCTTCACCACGCCGGTTCCGATCAACTGCAGATAGGCAATCAGCCATTGGCTAGGCGTGCCATCCTGGTTGACGATGCGGGTTTTGGAATTGAATGGCGCGGTCATCGTGGCAACGGCTTGATCTTGGTCCGCATCCCGTAGAATGCACGCTTGACCGGGTCTGATATGGAAATCTCAACCGTCCGCTGCCGGAAGGCGCCGAGCCGGTCCCACATGGCGCGAATATAGCGGACACCCTGCCGGCCAAGGCTCGCGCGCCGTTCGTGGCTCCAACTGAAGCCGCCGTCGTCGCTGTAGCGCATCATGACCTCGGGGTCGGCCCCCTGCCCAGAGATCGCGCCGACGCCCAGCTCGCACTCAAGCTCGAAGTCCACCATGATTGCCCGCAGCGTCTCGGCATAGAATGGCAGGCCGACAATCACGGACCGGATGGGCTCGCCCAAGTCGGTGTAGGTATCGAGGTCTAGTTCCGCGACCTTGCCAGCCTGCAAGCCTACCAGCGTCTTGCCGAAGGCGCTGAAAATGCACTGCACGTCCCACTTGGCAGGTTCGATAGACGTGCCGCTCTGCCTCTCGTGCCAGATGGGCGCCCCAGCCGCTGCGGAGGCTGCAGGATCGAAAACGAAGGTCCGGTTGAGGCTCGGCAGGGTCAGGACGTAGAAGTGATGTCCAGCCTGGAAATACGTCATCCCGTAGGCGTCCGACACGGTGCCGACGCGAAGCACTTCCTCGATGGCGTGTGTCGAGATACGCGCGGGCTGATAGCCTTCGGCGCGGTACACGATCCGATCATCGCCCAGCCAGAATACGGAGTTGTCCATCTTGGCGGGGCTGCGACGGGCCGCGCATCCACGCTCCAGCAAGGCGCCCGGCACGCGCTCGAAGGGAAAAGGCGACGCGCCGGTATTGGCCCACACCTCGACGGTTTGCGTGCCGAACAGCCACACCTCGCGATGATCGACCAGCACGCGGAGCAGGCCGTCCGGGCTCGACTCGGCACTGGCAAGGTCCAGCGCATCCCACGAGGCGAAGTCCAACAAGCCGGAAATCTGGAACTGCCCGGAGTCGTCGTTGACGGTGCCGACCGCATAGCCGTCGATGTAGGCGATGCTGGACAGGCCCGCGCTGGGATAGCCCGCCGCCGTGACCTTGGTGACGGTCGTTCCCACAATCACGAACAAGTCAGGAACCACCAACAAGCCAATTTGGCCGCCGTTGTTGATTAGCGTCGCCTCGCCCGTGGGCGGGATTAAATCGCCGCTGCAGGCCGTCGTGGTGCCGTCCGATTCCACGCGATAGAGGATCGTGCCGCTGAGAATGTAGGCTATGCTCTGAGCTTCTAGGCCCGCGCGGATCGTGTCGCCGCCGATGGTGCGCCATGCCTTCTGGCCGGGCGTGCCGTACAGCACGACCTTGGTCCGGCTTCCCTCTGCGGTGGACGCCGCGTACAGGTTCACGACGCGAGCCGCGTTGACAGGGCGGGAGCGCTGCTGGGCAAAGCCAAGGGCGAGAGGGCCGCGCATCATCCGGCGGAAAAGTTGAATCGACCAAACCGGCGAGGCCGCAGCGCAAGCTCGGGAGCCGACGTAATGGGCACGTAGTAATAGGCTTGCAGGGCCGTCATGGCGCGCTGGATTGCCAACTGGTCATCCGGGCTCAGGGATACGCCGTAGGTGCCGGCAAGCTCGCGCTGCAACATCAGGCCGACGTTGCGGAGCTGCCCGTCTGGCAAATTGATAATGCTGTCGAGAGACGACAGGTTGCGGTGCGCGTAGTGGATGCCTTCGGACTCAAAACCGGCCAGCATGTCGTTCAGCTTGCGAAAGCCGTAATTGCCTTGGGCGGCGCTCATGGCCTCCTGGTCGGCCACGATTCCCAAATCCTGCATGGCCTCTAAGACCATCGTGCGCGCGGTTTTTGCGCCAGACTCGCCAGTCGGAGCCGGGCCATACTGAAAGAGATAAGGAAGGTCAGACATTTACGCCCCGCGATCTTGGCAAGCCAGCCGAACAAGATTTCTTCATAAAACTACCAACCAGTATGGGCTGCGGCATTGACGATTATTTCCACCCATGCAGGGCGGCCAATTCCAGCGGCTCCCCCTGAAACACTGACGTTTGTGGCGTCGATATAATTTGTAACGAGTGGGTTCCAAGCGCCGCCGCCGGTTTTAAAGGAACCAAATACAACCACTGCTGTCGCAACAGCAGAAGCACCCAGGCCGTGCGCTATCAAAGCATTTCCAGCGCCATCTAGGGTCGCAGAGTATTGCGGCTGGATTCGTTGTGAATACTGAGCGCCTTGGTAAAGAACTGTGCCCGAAGCATTGTTGATGAACGCACCCGCCGCAAAGGTTTCCCCAAACGAGTTGAACCCCGACCAAGTGCCCGCAAGCGTAAAATTCGCCCCGTGCGCCAAGTTGGCGATGGATAGAGTAGACCCACTGACCCCGGTGAGTGACATAGTTCCCGACAGGTATCCGCCTACGATACTGACGGACGTAAAAGGGTCGGTTGGAGCGAGTGTAAAAGTCGACGTGAAATAATTATTTCCCGATAGAGACCATCGAGCGGGCTGCGTGGCGGCATTCAATGCCCACATCGGCACCGTCGGGGTATTGATCACGCAGCCGTTAATGGTGAGCCGGTCCACTATGTTCCATGTCGCATCCGAATAGAATATTGAGCCACTTACTCCCTCAATATGGCAATCTGTCAGATTGAATACTGTCGCGTCTATGCCCGGAACGTATGGCGAATTAAGGTCCACAAACTCCCAGAAATGGCTCGGCGCATTTGACCCCTGATTAAATTGAACATTTGTGAATTTGACGGTGTTCGGGCCGCCTGCAGTTGCCCCAACTCCCCCCGACATACGCACATAGGTATTGGCAGCATAATCGCCCGCGCCGTTCTGCCCAATCCGGCCGCCCATCCAGTACAGTTCCGGAAATGTGTCGTTCCAAATGTGCGCATCGACCGCGCGGGCGCTGTAACAATTATCAAGACGAATACTCAGGCCGCCGGGCGGATGGCCGGTGAAATACCAACATACTCCGTGATTATCGGACTCAACATTCTCAAAGTTGATATTGTATCCGTCCAATACCTTGATACCTATGGAGGCGGAATCAGGCGACGTTCCCGAGCGTGTAACTGTGAGGTTACGCAAAAACGAGGTTTGATTTGAAAGCAATGATCCAATCGTAACGACGGGGGTAAGAGCAGGCGCCCCCAAAATCCGCGTCCCCTCAGTTGGATTTCCCGGTATGAGGTTGCCGCCATCAAGATGCACGCCGGAAAGCTCGATTGTTGACGCGACATAGTACACAGCGCCTGCATCGAGAATAACGGTGTCTTTGCCGCTTGCCACTGCGGATTGGATTGCGGCGTTTATGGCGGATGCGTCATTCGTTACCCCATCGCCCTTTGCGCCGAACCACTTCGCGTTGACGGGTCCGTTGTAAACCCGCTTCCAGCGCCGCCCCGTCGCATCCACCACGACCAAGGCGTCATCACCGGCCGTCGTGGTGTCCGAGGCATCGTAGGCGAACATCCCGCCCCAGCCATCACCCGGCGTCGTCTTGTAGCCAACGCTTACAACGGCGGGCGCATATTCGGTTGCCTTCAAAGCCGCAAGATTGAATACCTGCGCGGCGTCAAGTGCGGCGAAGTTGTCGTTTAACTCGTCAATAAACGCGGGAGTGACACTGTTAACGGGAGCGGTAATTGTCATTTTAGCTTCCACTCCGTATGCCCTGTCGGACGTGAAGGCGGCCCGTCACCACCACGAGGCCGGATGACGTGACGGCTTGGTGCAGGAAATCGCCCTCAAGCTGGTACGTGTCGTCATAGGTCAGGGCGACCGTGAACGATCCCGCAGCGGCTGAAACTATGGTGGTGGTCTTGGTCAGCGTCGGCGTCTCGCGCGCCGGGTCCCACGGCGGCTGCCCAACGCGCCACTGTACCGTCAAGCCAGACAGGCTCTGTACCGCGTTGTCAGGGTCGCGGGCGTACATGGGGAGCGTGCGCGTCTCGCCCGCCACAATGTCGAAG